ATGCTTATATTGATTATGAAGGTATTAAACTAAATATAGATATAGGATTAATAAATACAATAAATTCAAGATTTAATAATTATAATATAACAAATCCATTAGTTGGTGATATAATAAATAATTGTATGTATACAATAATTGGTTCTATAGTAGTAAGAATTAATAGAAATGGAACTATTTCAAGAATAGCTTTATTTCCAGAATCTCAAGGATGTAGATATATTTTTATTGATTCTACATCATCTTTCTTAGTAATTCCAAGTAATGTTGCAGATACAACATCTGCTGGTGCGATAGATAATAGTCTTGTAAGTAATAAAGTTTATATAATTAGATTATCTGATGGAATAGTATTTACAAAAACTTTGAATGAATTACTACTAAACACAATTTGTGGATTTAATCAATTTAATAATAGATTTTATTATACTTCTTATATGGCATCTCCTAATTATTTAAAATTATGTTATATTCCTATAACTTTATCTAATGAAACTTTAACTGCTACATATACTACTATAAGTGGGGGAGGTGTTGGAAAAATTGAATTTATTAATAGTAATAATGGAATTATGAGTAGTATTTTTACAATTTCTCTAATAAATGTAAGTAATAATACATCAAATATTATAGCAGGTAATCAAAATATTGGAATTTGGAATAATGTAACTTTAATTCCTGGTAACCCTGGTAGTAGTAATTTTTGGAATAATGGTAATGGAGGAGTTTATGGACCTTATTTAGATGCATCCATAGGAACTAATGCATTCTTTTCTTTTATTGATAATATTACTTATGATTCTGAAAATAATAGATTATTAGTTGTTGACGAGAGTGCACAGAGAATTAGAAGTGTAGATTTAAGAGCTGGAAATAATTATGCTGTAACAACATTAGCTGGAACTTCTCCTGTTTTATACGGTCAAGCTCGTAATAGTTCTTCAAGTTCTTATTCTCAAACAGTATTAGATAGTTTAGGACAAGTTGGATTATGGAATAATGGAACTAATCAAATGCCTTCATATACAAAAGTTAATTCATCATATTCAAATTCTACATTTTTTAGTCCTGGAAGTTTAACAACATTTAAAGGAAAGATTTATGTTTTAGATAATACAGGAACAAGACAATTAGTTAATAATCGTGTAAGTGATTTTGTACCATTTGCAAATGATATTACAAAAATAACATTAGGTTCATTAGGTGGTGGACCATCAATAACATTTACAATTTCTAATTCAAATTTTACTTTAACTGATACACAAAAACAATCATTTATTGATGAATTTATGAAATCTTATCCTTCAATTAATAAAAATAATCTTGTATTTACATTTACATCTGGAAGTATAGTAGTAAATATTAAATATAAAGATAATATAGATATTAATTCATTATCAAATGATGAATTATCAACAATACAAAATTTAGAAGTAGGATTTTCTGATAAAGTTGAAGTTCTTGCAAATTTTAGAACAGCTATTACAAATACTACATTTTCAGCTGGTGGAAGTATTAATTTAGATGTTGGTAGTCTAACTTCAACTATTACTGGAGAAATTACTATTACTATACCAACTAATTTAATTGATTATATTGATGGAAAATTACCTAATAAAATATCACCTTTTTTATTACAATTTGCTAATGATGGAACTATTTATACAACAAATGGTTTAAATGATGTTTTATCTATTGATAGAAGATTTGGATTTACAACTAAAATATGTACTTTACCACCACCTACAGTTCCAAATACAACAAGAGAATTTTCAGCTATTACAGGTATTGATTCATCAAATAAATATTTAATTGTTGAAGATAGTTTATCTGATAATACTACAAATAGAGAGGTTAGATCTACATATTTTTATATTGTAGATATTTTAAACAAAACTCTTAATACAATAACTCTACAATCATTAAATGTTCCTAATGGACCATGGACAGGACTTGGTGGTGAAACTATTTTTAATAAATATACAAATGAATTATATCTAAGATTTTCTAATAGAACTACCGGTACTTCTTCTCAATATAAAGGAACTTTAGCATCAAATGGAACTTTTAGTTTAGATACAACAAGTCAGATACCAGAAGATTTTTTTAATCCTCAATCAGCATCTAATTTTTCATCTCTATTTCCTCAATTTAATTCAACAAATGATAATAATAATTGGAGTGTTTTATGTTTTATAAATTCTACTAAGTTATTAACTCATGTTGTATCATCAATATGTATTTTCGATATTAATTCTAAAATATTAACTAAAGTTATTGGAGACTATAATCCACGTTTACGAAAAATAATACCTGGAAACACTTTTTCATCATCTCTTTGGGGAAAATTTAATTATGATAATACACAAGGTCCTATATTATTTTCTACAATAGAACGTAACGCAAACTATAATTCTATTAGTGATACATTATTTGTTTGTGATTCAACTGCTAAAGTGATGTTAAGTATTAGTCCAATTTTAGGTGCAGGAACACCTGCGATAACAAAAATTTATGGAAAACAAAATGTAGATTTAGATGCTCAAGGATATCCAAATTCTTCATTAACTACTAATCCTATAGAACGAGGACGGTTTTTTATTAATAATATTACAGGAACAAATACTGGAACTTTAGTACCAAATACATTAAATTTTATATCTCCCTTTATATCAGTTCAAAATGTATTAGATAATAGAATTTATGTTACTGGATATTCTTATAAATTAATAAATAATCCATCATCAATAACACAATTTAGTCAAGGATATGAAACTACAGCTATTGTAGGTAATAAAGCTATAATTTTCAAGGTTAATAATACTTCATAATAATTTATATGCGTCAAGGTCAAAATTCACCGAAAATTTTTTCTTGCTTCAAGGTATAAACACAAAATGGGTGGTGGTTTAATGCAACTTGTATCGTATGGTGCACAAGACATTTATATCTCAGGTAATCCTCAAATTACCTTCTGGAAAGTTCTATACAAACGTCACACGAACTTCGCAGTAGAATCCATTGAAGTAACTTTCAATGGCCAAGCTGACTTCAACAAGCGTGTAACGGCGGTAATTAATCGTAATGCGGATCTAATGTACAAGACTTACCTACAGGTAACTCTACCTCAAATTGATCTAAGAACGTCTGGTGGTACGTTTGGTTCTACATCTACGTCTGGTTTCCGCTGGCTCAATTACATTGGTCACCGTCTAATTAGTCAAGTAGAAGTAGAAATTGGTGGTCAACGTATTGATCGTCAATATGGTGATTGGATGCAAATCTGGACGCAGCTATCCGTAGATCAAAGTATCATGCCTGCCTTCGAATCCCTCGTAGGCAACACCCACGATCTAGTACTAATGAAACGCCAAAACGGTCTAGATCTAGATGGTACGTGCGCTGCATCTGAGACGACGGTATCTTGTGTACCGCGTAAAGGTACTCCGGCGAAGACTCTATATGTACCTCTACAATTCTGGTTCTGCCGCAATCCTGGTGTAGCGATTCCTCTAATCGCTCTACAATACCACGAAGTGCGTGTGAATGTAACGTTTGAGACGTGGCAAAATTGCCAATATGCGGAATCCCTAGTAGGTGTACCCACGGCTGCTGCTCAACAATCTCTAGCTGCGGCGTCTCTATACGTAGACTACGTATATCTAGACACGGAAGAGCGTCGCCGATTTGCTCAACAATCTCATGAATACCTAATTGAACAACTACAGTACACTGGTGCTGAATCTATTACATCTTCATCCAACAAAGTACAACTCAATTTTAACCACCCTGTAAAAGAACTACAATGGGTAGTACAACGTGATTCTTTTGTTGATTGCTCTCAAGCTTCATGGCTAGCATCTGTAGGTGGTGCTCAACCTTTTAACTATTCCGATGATTTCTCAACGGATGGTATTATTACATCTCTACTAACTCAAGCTCAAGGAACTACGACAGCTTCATCTCTTGGTTCTGGTGGTACTTTTATCACAGCTACTCAAAGTCTTGCAGGTGGTAGTGTTCTTCGTCCTGGCGATCTACTTGGCCAAAACGCTACGCAAGGTACGGCTACGAGTGGTGCGAGATATGGTGCGGATTCTTTAGATTTAGCTGGTGTTGGTGAATTTGATGCAGGTGTGAATTACCTACTCGCTAAAGTAATTCTTGCATCTGGTGTACGTTGCGAAGGCAAGAACCCTGTAGAAGTAGCTAAACTACAACTCAACGGCCAAGATCGTTTTACGGAGCGTGAAGGTGATTATTTCTCTAAAGTACAGCCTTACCAACACCACACTCGTTGCCCGTCCGAAGGTATCAACGTATACTCCTTCGCTCTACGTCCGGAAGAACACCAACCTTCAGGCACGTGCAACTTTTCTCGTATTGACAAAGCTACTCTACAACTAACGGTATCCGTAAACACGGTAGTAGGTGCGAACACTGCCCAAGTACGTGTATACGCTCTAAACTACAACGTACTCCGTGTAATGTCTGGTATGGGTGGTCTAGCATACTCCAATTAAAAATCTTATTATCTATATATTTTTTTAGTTAATCAAAAAAATTAAATTTAAAGGGTAAAAAACTTTACCTTTAAATTTAATAAAGAGATGCCTTCTTCTAAAACTTTAAGAGTTCGTGGTTCAAGAGCCCAAGTTATGCATGGAACTGCCGAGAAAACTAGTGGTGGATTAACTAAAAGTGACCTACAATACAATAAATATGGTCGTATAGTATCTAAAAAACGAGCTCAAACAATGAGAAAGAATATGTTTTAAACACAATGGATTTATAAAATAAAAATGCCAGACTATATAGTTGAAGCTAAAACAGTTCAAACTGCTGCGATTCGAACTTTAAAAGAAGCTTTGAAATGTATTTTAGTTGAAATGAGTTTGATTTTTAATAAAGATGGAATTTGTATGATTGCTATGGATAATACACGAACTGTATTAGTTCATTTGAAATTACATGCAGATAAATTTGAAAAATTTGTATATAATCATCAAGCAAATAAATTTGTTATTGGTGTTAATACAGATCATTTGTATCGTATTGTTCGTACTGCTACAAATGATGATACAGTAACTTTTTATGTAGATTCTAATGATTCAAATTCTCTTGGAATTTTACTTGAAGATGGTGAGAAAAAACAAGTAACTCGTTATAAACTTAATTTGTTAGATAGAGATGAACCTGATATTCAATTACCTGAAACTGAATTTTCTACACATTTTACTATGCCATCAATGGATTTTCAAAAGATTTGTAGAGATATGACTTTACTTGGAGCAAAAACTGTAGAAATTAAAAATGTAGGTTCATCATTAACATTTGGTTGTAAAGGTCATTTTGCTACTCGTACTACGATTATGGGAGATTCAGAGAATGAATTTAATATTAAGAAAAAGGCTAATGATGATATTGTTACAGGAAACTTCTCTTTACCTCATTTAGTTTTGTTTACGAAATGTACAAACTTATGTAATAATCTAGATATTCATATGAAAAATGACTGGTTTTTAATGATTAAATATGTAGTAGCAAATCTAGGTGAAATTAAATTATGTTTAATGCCTTGTTCAAGTTAAATATAATATCAAAAATTTACAAAATTCTGAAAGTAGTTCAAGACTAAAGCATATGATGGCAGTACCTTCAGATATAACTAAATATAAAATAAATTGTTCAACTGTAATATAAAAAGGTTTTAAGCATTTTTCTAGAAATGGATAAAATATAGTTTTTTGTTTTGTTAAATTCTCTTCAATTGGAATTAATAAACAAACTTCAAAAAATACATGTTGAGCAAAAATTATAGCTAAACATATTAAAATATATAATTTAAGCCAAACATTTGGATAAATTGTATGTGTAACAAAAATCATGATTAAAATAGAGAATGCTATAAGAATATGATATACACCAATTATATATCCTAATATTTCTCCTTCATTTGATAACCAAGAATATGTATAACGTACTAATTTAATCAAAAAAATTTGTATTGATTTACTTATTTTTTCTTTATCAATATCTATTATAAATCTCATTGTATTTACTTAGGACGAGATTTATGGGCTGTATACGTAACATCTGCTGCAATTTTAAGATGTAACATATCAGGATTTAGATTATCAATTGTAGAAACAGCAGTAGTATTATTCCAAATTTTAATAATAGAGAAAGGACCTTTGGGAGAAATAGTTATACCAACCAAAGTTTCTTTGCGTGTATTAAGAAGTTCACCTGTAATACAATTTATCATAGCATCTAGCCAAATATCATAAGCTTTTGCTGCTTCAATTTTCTTTGACCATGCACCACCAGATTCATTTTCAGGTGCGTCCCACAAAGGTTTGAAACCACGACGCATAAAGAAGAACATTCCTGATTCCCAAGCTTCACGAGAAATTGAATCAACAATACTCCAAAATTGTTGGGCAGTTGTAACATCTCCAACTTTCAAATATGATTCAAGAGAATAATCCTTGGATTCAGGGTCATGATACCACAAAATCCAAGAATATTGAAGTTTTGTTGTTTCCATTTATTATTTGCCTTACTAATACTATTTAAGTGTGAAACGGATTCGTTTTTCATTTAAATATTCTCTAATAGTGCTAAACAAATGGCGACATTAACATCCGCAATAATGTATGAACTAAGGTCTTGCCAAAAACTGGCATTACCTCAATCAGTGCAGGATAATATTGCAAGATTGCGTATTACTCCTATGTCATATAGACCTGCACGTCCCCCACCTAAATTTTATGGTGGAGGTGGATCATCTAAACCTTCTCCTGTAGATGATGAAAATTGGCGTAAAAGTATTATTAAGAACTCACTTCGTAAAGTTAAAGAACATGATGATCCTGAATATGTACAAGCATTTATAATTCTAAATAAACTTTCATCTTATAACATTGAAACCTTAGTTGAAGAATTAGTTGTTATTCTTAAAAAACGCAATGAAGAATTTCGTATTAGATTTGTTACATTAGTATTTAACAAATCTATTAGTGAGAAATTATTTACTACTATTATGGCTGATTGTATTCATCGACTATCTAAAGAAATTCCTGAAATTAAAAAAGATATTTTAGAGCAGATTGAGTTGTTTCCTAAATTATATGATATGAATGAAACTATTACATTTCCTTCTCATGAAGATCCAGAATTTGATAATAAACTTAAATTATGGGTAGAACAAAAAGAAAAACGACGTGGATATTCAAAATTTATTTCTGTTTTATTTATTGAAGATATTGTTTCTGAAGAAATGATATTTACTTCATTAAAACCTGTTATAGATGATTTAAATTTAGTTGCTCGTCAACCTAAAAATCCACAAACTGAAGAAAATACAAATCAATATGTAGATTTCTTATTTGAGAATGCAAATATGCTTCGTGGATTTAGATATGATTCTATTTCTATAAAACAATTTATTAAATCTTCTTTAGAAGAATTTATGAAAATTCCTCGCCCTGAACTACCAAGTTTATCAATGAGATCAAGATTTAAAGTTGAAGATATTTTGAAGTGCGTTCAATAAATTAAAGTTCTTAACAAGTAATAGAATAAATGGCATTACCTTCTGCTAGTGTTCTATTACGTGCATGTCAAATTGCTCTTGATGATGATCGTCCTATTTATCTAGATTATTTCAGAGATTCTCTTGAAAAGAAATGTTGTATTGGTGTTAAAGAGGATACGAAATATCTAGTAAAATCTGATAGTGAATATACATCTAGCATTGAATCTGTTTTTAAATGTGAAGATTGTTATATTGTAATTACTGAAAATAGTATTTATATAGTTTCTAAAGAAATTCCTATAAAGAAAATTCTACCACCTACACAAACTGAATAAATATAATATAATGCAATATCCTCCACCACATTATCTTTTATTTGAACCTTTGAATGATAAAGTTACTTTAGATGAATGGAAGATATATAAATCTAATAATCAAAAATCATGTGAGTTCATGGAAATTGATGCAGCAGAAATCAATTCAGTTGATACTTTTGCTCCATGGTTTGATAATTGGATAACTCAATTATCTTCAACAAGATATCGTATCCTACTTATTTTACATTCAGATTTCTTAACTTTTTCATGTCAACAAATGTTAAGAAGATCTTTAGAAAATAGATCTTTTAAATGTAGAGTATGGTTTCATGTTGAAGATCCAACATTAATTCAATCAGCAATTCAAAGTCGTTGTATTATAAAACGAATGAATACTCATATACATAAACCTATCATAAAAACAATATGAGTATTCGTATTTTCACAGATGGAGCATGTTCGAAAAATGGTAAGAAGGATTCCAAAGCTGCATGGGCGTGTTGGTTTCCTGAACATAAAGATTTATCAGATTCAGGAAGAGTTCCCGATTCTGATATTCAAACTAATCAAAGAGCTGAATTAATGGCAATTTTCAAAGCAATTGAAATAGCACTAAAATCTTTTCCTGCAAATGAAACTTCTTTAACTATTTATACTGATTCTATGTATTCAAAAAATTGTTTAACTTTATGGTTACCTGGTTGGGTAGCAAAAGAATGGAAAACTACACAAGGTAAAGATGTATGTCATCGTGATTTAATTGAACAATTATCTTTAAACTTATCTAAATTCAAATCTTATAACATAGTTCATGTTTTAGCGCATACAGGAAACGAAGATGATAATTCAAAGAATAATGATATTGTTGATAAAATGGCAACAAAAGTTTTAAATCCTAATGAAGAAAAGGTTGTTAAAACAAATAAACAAGAATCAATTAGTGGATTACCTTTATCATTAATGGGTCCTCCAATTTCAGAATCTGCAATGTTAGAATGGTGTTATAAAAATATGGATAAAATAGATAAGAAAGAATTAGATACAGCTATAATTTCAGCATTATCTAAAACTTTAAAAACTAAAGGATTTGAATTATCAAAACAAAGATTACATAGGTCAAATATGTTTAGGTTAGTTTCTAAAAACCATTTAATAGTAGAAGGTCCAGTAATAATAAAAGAAGAATGACAACTGTAGCATATCACTTTTGGTCACCTACATGTCAACCTTGTAAAGTAATAAAACCTTCAATTGATGATTTAAAAGAAGAATTTTCTGGAGTTCAATGGATTTCTGTCAATCTTCATGAAGATCCTAATGATTATGCATTGAAATATGGTGTTAGAGTTGTTCCTACAATTGTAGTTGAAACATTAAAAAATAATAAATCTATTCTAATTGAAAAACAATCAGGAACAAATCTAATGAATTATTATCGTATTTTGAGAAATTCTATTCGACAATTGTCGTTGTAATTAATTCACCATTTTTATATGCTTCACATACAAATTGATCTTGGTCGTTGGGAGCAGAACATGTTCCAACGTCTGGGGGAGTTGTAGGTCCAGTACTACCTAATCCACCTCCTTTAGGAGCACCTAATAAACCACCAGCAGTTCCTGAACCTGGTGAACCACCTTTGTTTAATCCATATTTAGTTGTCGCCCATGAAAAAATACCAAATAAAAGACCAATTACAATACTTATTGCAATATCTAATAGAGAAAATCTAGCACAGTTCTTAATTACAGTCCATGAATGAACAATCCATAAAGTAAGAAGACCTATTAAAGGAGTTATTGATTGATTTCCACCATTATTAGTCCATATAGTCATTAAATAATGAAACATAATAGTAGTTACAAGAACAATTGATCCAGGACCTCTACCACTATTTGCTAATCCACCTAATCCTGGAACACTACAAAATTCTTGACCCCATGCTCCACCAAGTGGAGGAGGTGGAGGTGCAGCAGCCATAGGTAGTAAATCAGGTAATCCAGCAGGAATATCATCTTTTGTTATTCCAAACATTCCAAATCCAAATCCTTGTTTCAAAAAATTATTAGTAACTAAAGCTAAAATTGCAAATAAATTAGGAATTAATCCATCCCATTTTTGAGAAAGTAAAAATTCTACAAATCCAAATGAAAATAAACCTAATGATGAATATTCAAATAATTTAGAAAAAAAAGGTGATATAATTCTTTCAATAAATGATGGAACTGCTGCTGGTAAAATTCCTCCAGGTCCTTCAACTACTGCAGCTGCAGGTTGTGATTTAAGTAATCTATATACTGTAATACCTAACCCAGTAGTTATCACAAATAGTACTACAACTGCAATTATAAGTGTTATTGTTGGTGTATCCATTGTTTATTCCCGAGATACAAAATAAAGTCAAATAATAAATGAGTATATACTCTTCATCAACTACATGGGGAGGACAATGTGCGTCAACACAGCAGAGTCCTATTAATGTATCACAATCTTCCGCTAAACCTTGTGATTTATTATGCGATCTTGTTTTTGATGATGCATCAATTCCACAAGCAAATGTTATGGTTTCAGATGAAGGAATAGTTCTTCAAAATACTCCTGGATTAGGATCGTGTAAATTTAACGGAGAAGGATATACATGTACGAATTTATTAGTTACACATCCAAGTCACCATACAATTGAAAACATTCAAGCGGATGGTGAAGTTGTAGCAATTTTTACAAATCCTTCAGGAAAGATTTTATGTGTAAGTTCATTATTTAGAGTTAATCCTGCTGAAACTGATTCATCATCATTTTTTAATGCATTTATTCCTTATGCTAATCCTGGAGTACAATATACCCCTGTAAATTTAGGTGATAATTGGGGACTATTTAAAATGGTTCCTCCTGCAGGACAATATTTTGTTTATGAAGGTTCATTAATAG